GATGTCTGCGCGCGCACCCCTATCCTTCAAGATGCCGCCATCTTCCAAATCAGCAAACAAGCTCAACACATATTCGCCGTTAGGATGCCTTGCCAAAGCTTGCAATTGGGCCGGGTCACCGCTGATGAGCTGCTGGTAAGCCGTCAATGGCGCCGGGTGTTGATTGAAAAACAGCGTCAATGATGTTTCTGCAATGGTTTTAAGAGCGTCCCGCAATTTGACTTGTGCGTCGTCTACTGTCATTCGGCCGGTTGCTACTAAGGCGTCCAATCTTATTTGTAATGATTTAGCGGCTAAATCCAGATTAGGTTTTGTTGCTGTCTTGCTATTAATGTTGCCATAAGTAAAAGCAAAGTTTTGCAAATCGCGTTCAACATTAGCCACCAACATGGCGTCTGTTCGCTCATCTGTTTTGATGCGTAACTGTGCGCCATACTGAGCTGTCAGCGCGCTAAATTGTGGCGAGAATTTTTTCCGGGCATAAGGCGTTAAGTTTTCTAAAAGCGCAGATTGAATTTCTCTGATCTTGCCGTTCCAACTATATTCGTTGGTCAGATCAGGCCCGAACACAGCGCCGGGATCGGGCGCGCGGCTCAGCGCACTTACCTCACCTTGCAACAAAGATTCCGCAGTCATAAGCGCCTGATTGGCCGCTAGATCCCCTTCAGCTCTAATCCTGCCGTCTACATATGTCGAGATTAGTGTTGCGGCTGTGGATGCCACTTCACCTTCCTTCAACGCTGCCTGTATGAACGGCCGGCTATCCATTTGCGCCCGGCTATATGACACCATGCCGGTGTCTGTCGTTGGCATGGCTTGGCTGGTGTAGACTGGAATTTTCGGCATCAGGATTCACCGCTGAATGATTTTGCAAGCTTTGTCCAATAGCTGCTATCGCCCATGCCGTACTCCTGCGCCATCGACAGGCTGGTTCCAACGCCTTGCAGCAATGCTGTAGTGCCAGCCGCCTTGTAGGCAGAAGCTTCAGCCCGGCCACCCATGCGGCTGACCTTGGCCCTCATTTGGGCCTCTTCTTTGCGGTCCTCTTGCTCCATAATTGCGATACTGTTGTTGTATTTGTCGATCGCCAGCTCGTACTCGAATTCAGCCGCTGATTTTTGCGCGACAGTGATTGGCGCACCACGGCTCAGCTCAATGCCGGCGCCGCCAAATCCTGCCCTTGCTGTGCCTTGGAAAGCGTTGAACGCCTGTCTTTTCCTGCGGTTTGATAGCTTTAATGTGCGTTGGAGTATTTCGATCTGGCGGTCTGCAATCGCACTGTCACGCTCAATGATCTGCGCGTTTTCTTCGCCAATTTCCACAGCTAATCGGCTAGCTCTGTCGGAGGCACTTTTCTGCTGTTGCGCCTTATAAAGTTGCAATCCTACAGATGCGAGTTCCATAAACATATGGCGTCACCTATTTGTCAAAAGTGTTCATGCGTGGATAGATTGCCAACACAGTCAGCGGCAGCGGCTGTGTCTGCTGGATAACGATCTGGTCATCCTCTTCAAAGCCGCCGCGAAACTCGATTTCCTTGTCGCCGGTAAACAGCTCAACCGCTGTGTCCATAGCCATAGAGCTGTCTCTGAACGGTATGCGATCGACATCAGATGTGCCGCTGCCCACCTCGACGCCGACAGTCTTGTGCAAGCGCAATGTAATAGAATGTATGCGCTTCAGTTTGCCTTGGCTGGTGCCATCCACGCTGCCGGCCTCTAGCCGCAGGGTTTGCAGCCGGCTGGTAAAGGGCAAGCCGATTGCCGCTGTGGTAGCCGAAACATCTAAAGACACGCCGCCAGAGGCGACAGCTTCATCTGTATGCGTTGCGCCGTTTGCCAGCACACTGACCGTCTGCCCGGTCAGATGGTAAAGCCCTGACAGGGATGTTGTGGCGCTGCCGGAGTAAGCCAGCCCACTATCTACGAAAAAAGCGCCAGTAGCTGCGGTGCCAAAATCGAAAGGCTTCAGCTTTTCCACATAGCGTTTTGTGACGCTGTTGATCGTGCGCTTGACGATCATGTACAGCTCATCTTCGCCGGCCTCTGTCGGCAGACTTGCTATGCTTTCGACCATGCCATAGGCATAGGTGGCCGATGCCAGACTTTCATGTGTGCCTGTGTAGGTGCCGCCAATCTTATGCTGGTGCCACGCGACAACTTCCTCTTCACGCCGGTAGGTCATGCCGATCAGGACGCCGTCACCGCGCACCATCCATACGATGCTGTCAGGCTCTTGCTGATATGCCATGTCAAGCATTGAGCCTTCGGTGATATGTTCCGCTAGGATCGTCATATCGGCGGCGGCGTAGCCGCTGGTATTGATCTCGCCGGCATATCTGAATTCACGCAGCTTTCGCTTGGCGCGCTGTAGAAACAGCGTGACATCTGCGACTTGGACCGGCTCTAGTGTGGCTGATCCATAATTGCTGTATTTCCTGATCTGGGCGTTTGTCGGTGTGACCGGGCCATCATTTGTTGTGGTCAGCACATACTCGCCGCCGGATGTGCCGATTGTCAGGACGCGCGTGGCTGACAGGTATCTGATGCTGTTAACTTGGTTTGATGCAATCTGATAGATGATCGCGTCATCATCATTGGTGCCAGCAGTAAAATTTTCGTAATCGCCAGATTTGCTGAAAAAGATCGATTGCGGCTCATCAGTCGTTGCCGCAAAGATCAATCGCTGTTCGAAGAATGTGACGGCAGATGGATAGCCTGTCGTGCCAGAGAAAGCGCCCAGCGACCATGCTGTTGTTGCAGTGCTGGCAGACAGCGTTGCGTTAATGGTAACCGCAACATTCTGCGCGTCTGTAAACGCTGTGATCGTCGCATTGCCGCTGTGAAGCGATACCAGACGCCCTACATCAGTGGCGGCAAAAGTATCCGCTGAAGCAACGAGAGCCACCCCAGTGCCGCTTGTAGCGCCGGGGTTGAGCGTTGTGGCAGTCGTGTTGGCGTCGAGGTACGGGCCGTCAGTAAATGTGATCTCTGTGAATGTCCAAGATGTATGCGCGGACCTTGTCAGCTTGCGCGGCGCGTAGGATGGATGCACCAGATACATTGTGTCAGCCGATTGCACAAAGCGCAGATCAGGCAACGCTGATTCCGGGTATGGCGATGCGACTTCAAATATTTCTTCGGCAGTGCCGCCGGATGAATAAGCGGTGAACCCGCTGGTGTTGATTGCCGTGCCAAACAGATCAGTTAGTTGAAAAGTGTTTGTCGTTTTGCCGGCTACAAGATAATTCCTGCCGTTCAGCTCAGTCATGCCGGCCACTGACGATATGAAGATTTCATCGCCGTCGCTAAAGTTGTGCGTGTTGCTGGTCAGTACGCCGGGGCTTGCCTGTGTGCATGCTGTGATGTTCTTGGCCGTGTCCAGCACATAGGAGCCATTGCGGATAACCCGCATGACGCTATTACCAAATTCAAGAATGTATGTGTCTGTCGTTTTGAATTGAAACGGGATCAACCGGCCTTTGACAGAGCTGCTTTTGATCTGGCCAATAAATTCTGTGCCCGGCCGGCGCGATGCACCGCCATGCGGATGCACAACCATGTTAAGCAGCTCAGCCGCGCCCTGCCGGTACTTGTCCAGCTCGACGCGGCCCTCTAGGCGCGGAGAGATTTCGCCAGCAACAAAACTGCTGAGCGATGGTGCGGAGCGCGCCATTTACTAGAACCGGCTTTCGATAAGGTCGCTGGCCTCAAACTTGGCAGCAGCGCCCTCAGTGGCATCAACGAACCGGGCTTCCTTTATCTTTTCATCGTACAGGGCTTTGGTCGTGCTGATCATGGAATTGCTGCCGGTTATAGCGTAGCAAATTTCCATAGCCAGACGGGCGGCAATGGTGTCCACCAGAAGGGTGTCATATTCATTCGGGTCTTCCACGCGCGAAATATATTTGATGAAGACTGTTGCCTCATCAGTCAGCAGCTCCCGGCCTTCAACCACATAGACCGGGCCGCCAGAGTTATCTGTCATGTTGTCTTTAGGATATGTCAGGGTGCCGTTACTGAATTCCAAAACCCGCAGACAGTCGCTTGGCAGAGGGTATTGGTAGAGATAGCCAAAGGCTGGCGCCACAGTATTCCGGGCTAGGTTCGCGCGCCGGATCAGGCTGTTCCAATTATGGCTTCTGAACACAGCATCACGCACATCACTGTAACGCTGGTTGATCAGCCGGCCAGCCTTTGAATCTTCTGTCAGGCTGGTGATGTTCGATGCGCCAAGTGTGTTGAGCGCAGCATTGGAAATGTCCACGGCTGATGGCATAGCGATACCTCAATTTGATGGTGCATTGGGCCGGACGCCACTTATAGCGTGAGGATTTAGGGAGCGATCCGCGCCCGGCCCAAACTGGTTCAGTCGATCACATAAGTCATTGTGAGTTCGATCAAGCCGGTGCCATTGGCGCCAGCAAGGCTCACAGTGATCGGAATGCCTGTCGCATCAGCATCGACCACCGAGTTCAAGCCAAGCGCAGCAGTCAAGCATGCACCGACAGTGGTAATTGATGTTGAGGCAGCAGCCGCTTTGTACTCATCTACATCAGCAGCGACGGCAGTGCCGACGGCGTTGTTGTAGGCGGCATGGCCGACTGACAGGGTTGTTGAGGAACCAAGTGCCGCATGGACAAGCTGACCGCTAAGAATGCGCGCTCCATTCGGCAGATTGAACATGTGGATGTCAGACTGCTCAGCAGATGCTGTGTAGCTGCCATAAGCGATACGAACACGCCCACCCTGTTCAATAGGCTTGATCATCTCAGTAGGATTGTTCT